GCAATAGCAAACGAAAAAGTTAAGAGACTTAACGGAAAGATGAAAAATGTTTAATATAACTGAAGAACAAAGAAAACAATTACTACAATACATGTGGAATAGACCTTACGGAGAAGTTACACAACACATTGCAATGTTGGTAAAATTAGAAAACATACAGGAGAAAAAAGATGACGGCGGAAAAAAAGACGTGCCCAAAGTGTCGGGGTAACGGATTTATTAAAGTGTTATTAGAAGAAGGTAGAGTAGACGTTGTTGCTCAATGTACTTTATGCAATTCAGAGGGAGAGGTTTATGACAAAGAGTTTGATGATTATTTTGATAGCTATCCTTTGCTTAAGCCATTGCAGTAAAAATGTTGATCCAACAACTACAATACTTAAATACATAATAAAAAATGGTAAAAAACAAACAAGTCCTTGATTTAACAGAAGAAATAAAATTTTTAAATGAAGAACTAAAACAAACAAAACATGATAACTTAATGCTTGCGAAAGAAGTAGATCGATTAAACGAGTATGTACAAATCATGGAACTAGAAAGGAACAACAAATGAGTAAGAAAGATGATATCAAAAAAATAAACATTACAACATATTGGGATGATTTTAATGGTAATATGGATCACAATGATGATGGTGATGAATCTGATAATTTTATAGGTTCACATAGAATTAAAATTACAGGGAATAATTTTAAAAATTGGGATCCTATATTTAAATTAGATTATTTTACTGATCTTGAAGAATGGATGCAATCGCAGGTAGATGAAATACATGAAAAGTTAAGTGATAACGAAAAATTTACTCATACTTATATGATGCATTGCCCTAAAAGCACAAAGCAATGGCAGGCAGAAAAAAAAGAACCTGGTTTGGAAACAAAACTTAATGATCTTGCTAACAAAACACGCGTTGAGACATCTAATGCGTTGCTTGGTAAAAACGTTGTTAAATTTAATAAAGGAGATAAACAATGATAAAAGAAGCAATTAAGGCAGAAGATAAAGAATACGCGAAAGGAGTTCTTGTAGGTAAGAACTTTGGTAACAGAGGTACAGGTTTTAATGGAACTTATACTCATCAATACACAGGTCTAATAGGAGATCTTATAACTCATAGAATACTAGGATTAGAATATCCGACATATGGTGAAGGTATTATAGCTGAAGACATATCTATTAATAATAAGATGGTCGATATAAAATCTATGGCTCGTAACTTTGATATGAGAGATAACTGGGTACATAACTTTGTAGGTTATCAAAAAGATATACCCTCTGATATATTATTGTTTGTTAATCTTAACAAACGAGAAGAGCATGTAGAGATATGTGGTTGGTTACCTAAAAAAGACTTTTTGGATAAAGCTAAATTTTACGAGAAGGGTGAACTACGGCACAGGGATGATGGTACAAGCTTCCCAACAAAGGCCCCATTGTATGAGATAGAGCAACATCAGCTTAATCAAATTGATAGTGTGGCAGACCTTAAAAAGATAGGTGCGTAGTGCCATACTCTGATCCTAATGATCTTCGTAGATTAAAAGTAGATCATGCGTATGAGAACTCGGAACGTGGGTATGTGTTAAGGAACATTGGTTCTAAATACAACCCATCACGGCAAACGAAATGGATACCAGAGATCACGAAACAGGATTTTTGGCAGTTGTATATGAACCATATACAGATCATGAAGGAACGTTTTCCTAAAACGAATGGCAGAATTTGTAGTTATTGTTTGAAAGAATATTCTTTTATGAGACGTTTGGGTACTAGAGGCAAAGGGTATACAGGCCAAAAAAGTCAGGTGCAAACTAACTTTTCTATAGATAGATATGATTCTAGGTTGACCTACAAATATAATAATGTAGTATTCTGCTGTGTCGGATGTAATCAAAGAAAGAGAGATAGTAATCCAGAGGATTGGACTAATTATATTAGAGTGGGGAGAGAGATAGGTTATGATACGTAAATTACTAATGCTTATATATCATTACTCAACATACTTAAGTAGTTGGTCATGGCAAAAATTATACGGAGATAGAGAGAGGGGATATGGTTACAAAAAAAGAAAAATGGGACGGTAAGTCTAGACCGAGTACCGATAAATATAGAGAAAATTTTGATAAGATATTTGGTAAGAAAAAATTTAATAGGTTACAACAAGAACAACGTGATCAAGACAAAGCCTACCAGAAAACTAAAAAGATAAAATATGAAATGGAATAAAAGATTTGAGTATCCTAGATCCATGAGGTCTATGATCGGTGGTAAAAGACACTATGATATTGATGCGGGTAACAAAAAATTGCCTAGTGTTACGACTATATTGGGCCAAACACAAAGTAAAGAGAAGCAAGAATCATTGTCCAGGTGGCGTGACAGGGTGGGCATTAATGAAGCAACACGGATCACGGAAACTGCAGCAGCTAGAGGCACGGCTATGCACAATATACTAGAAGCTTATGTTAATGGTACAAAACGCATAGATCTAACGCCTTTAGGTAGACAAGCAACGGTTATGGCAGATCAGATCATAAAAGATGGCTTAAACAATAGGTTATCTGAAGTATGGGGCAATGAGGTTACCCTATATTACCCAGAACTGTACGCAGGAGCCACTGATTTAGTAGGTGTATATGATGGGATCGAAAGTATAATAGATTTTAAGCAATCAAACAAGCCCAAACGGAGAGAGTGGATAGAAGATTACTTCATGCAACTTGGAGCATATGCCATGGCACACAACTTTGTGTATGGAACAAACATCACACAAGGCGTGAATTTGATCTGTACTAAAGACAATTTGTTTCAAGAATTTATAGTCGAGGGTCAAGAATTCGTTGATTACCAACACAAATGGCTTGCTAGGGTAGATCAATATTATAAAATGAGGCAAGAATAAGGCAAGATTCTGCCCTATAGTACCTTTTCAAACTAAATAAAAAAAAAAAAAAATAAAAAAGTTTAAAAAAGCTTACACAACGACACAAAAACAGAAAACTGTTGGTACATATAGCTTAATTAAGCAATTCTTGTGTAAAATGACCTTACACAGCGTTACACAAAAAACACAAAGACGTCTCCCTACGCGAGACAACTTTTTTGGTTTTTTTTATAAACCTCTTTTGGTTTGAAAAGGTACTATAGAGATGTTATGAAGGCAGTATGCCTAAAAAGAAGAAAAAAAGAAAAGTCAAGAGTAAGAAAACTATTCCCCTTAATGTTAAGTCATTAGGTAATGATATATCAGCTTACCCCTTTGTAGAGATTGAATGGTCTGATATTGAAGGTGATGCGGGTTGGTCTGATACTAAAGATTTAAACAAATCAAAACTACCTACATGTGTATCCAAAGGTTATCTGGTTAGCCAAACAAAAGGTGTGACTAGAATATTTACTGATTATATTAAGACTAAAGATAAACCTACCTTTGATACTATCGGTAACACTACTATAATACCAACGTCTGTAATTGTATCTATTAAGAAAATTAATTAAGTTTCTTTAACTTTGGAAGCCTTGATTCTTTAACCTTACTTTTAACTTTCTTGGTTAATTCTTCTGCTTCAACACCCTCTAATATAGGTGAGTATTCATCTATAATTTGTTTCATTCTTGATTCTAGTTCCTCTGCTGATAGGTCATCTATCTTACCTGTTCTAATAATTTTCTGCTCTATATATAATCCTGCTGCCTTACCTCTAGCAACTTCTGCATTTGTCGCTGCTGAAAAAGCACCCTTGTCCATTGCTGCTTTTCTAATCTTGGCTAATTCTGTAATATGTCTTTCAAATGTAACAGCATATTTCTTCTGGTTCTCTTCTCGTAGTTCACCTATGTAATTGACAACCAATGGATATTTCTTGGGGTTCTGTAATTCATATGCTCTGATCCTTGCGGCCTCTCCGTAGCCAGCTTCTTTAGCACATTCCGTGCCATTCATACGACCCTCATTAGCTACAACTAATTGAGCAAATTTAATCTGTTTTTCTGTTAATCTTTTTGGTACTCCCATATGTTGACGTATAGAGTAATTTAGGGTACAAGTCAAATTTATGATAAATGCGAAAGAATTAGCCAAACAATTAGATAGATTTTTAAAATCACCAACATGTCAAAATGCTAGAGTTCAAGTTAAGTTACCTAGAGGTGAGTTTCA